AAAGTCCGTGGTTACATGATCTATGGTCATAAGACTGCGGGTGAAATTGTTATTGCGAAGGGTAAAGAAAACATCCGTCGCTTGGAAAGAGAATATCACAGGAGTCGTTGATGTATTCACAACTCAGACAAGATGACATCGTATTTTCACTTCTAAATCAACAAAAAAACGGAACTTATGTTGACGTTGGTTCTGGTGATTGGAGAGATGCAAATAACACACTGTTCCTAGAGGAACATGGGTGGACGGGTATCAATATAGATTTTGATAAACGATTCCAAGATGGATGGAAGGAACATCGACCAGAATCTAAAGTTTACTTTGAGGATGCAATTACATTTGATTACAAAAAGGTTTTCAAAGAAAATAATATGCCAAGTGTAATTGACTATTTGTCAATTGACTTGGAACCTCCAATGAAAACATGGGAGGCATTTTTGGCTTTGCCTCACGATGAATATAAGTTTCGGGTTATAACTTTTGAACATGACGCTCATCGTCAAAATGAAATGTTAGATGGTAGTTCTTTATTGCAGGAAAACCATCTTGAAAAAACCAGAGAAAAAATTACGTCTTTGGGTTACACTCTGTTACACTGTCTTGGAATGCAAGATGATGTTTATATTTTAGGAGAAAATAATGGCGAACAGTAAACAATTAGATGTAAAAGCAAAGCACCGCAAACGAAAAAATCGAAAGCGTGATCGTCGGATCGAAGAACTGCGAAACGCAAAGAAGAAAACTCTTCGTCAAATGAAGAACGAGGGTGGACTTCCAAAAGTTTTGGAGGAGTTGATCTGATGTATGGGCTTTGGCACAACGATTTGAACAAGTGGATGATTGACAGATTCAATCACGAGACACAGGAAGAAGATGTCGCTCTGTTCAAAACAAAAAAAGAGGCACTCGAAGAAGCCGATATTATCAATCGTGAGTGGTCAAAGCGAAACGGAAAGATGACAATGAAAAAAACCGAGGAAGTAAAAGTCAAGCAGTATCGAAAGGCAAAGAAATGAATCAATATAGATTGCACATTGATATCCCACTCGGCACTGACGAAGAACAGGCAAAGAAGATTGCTCGCAACTTTGTTCAGTCTCACCTTGACTTCACAAACACTTCCAGCGATGGTGTCAAAGAAGTAAACTACCGACTCGGACACGATGAGGATCGGCAGAAATCAAATTATCTCGACATCAACGAAAACGGTCACTGTAGTAACAAAAAACTTCGCATTAACTATGCTTGAGTTTGATTACAGTTTAGATTATGATAACATTAACTTTCGGAAAAATCCCGAACTCTATCGCATTGGTAGAGGTGAGCAAGGAGTATTATTAGTTGAACCATATAAATCGGAAATTTGTAAATATTGGCGTTTTCGCACGCCCGAAATCGCAGAAGCATCGGCGAATCGAATTAGTGCTATGTTCCATGACTATCTTGTTCGTGATGAGTTTATTGGCGCTGATATGGCACGCAAGTTCCTCATGATGGGATGGACAAGAGCAAGACGATACGCAAACCATCGAAGTGGAAAAAAGTATGATAACAAAGGCAACGTGAAACCACAGGAACCAGATCACTGGACTTGTGAAAAAGCGGAGTCTGCAAGAATCTTCAAAAAAGCATATGATGAGGCTAGACACAACCCAACTTATCGTGTAATGTATGCAAACTGGAGAGCATATGAAAGCGCCGTGGGAGGAATTGGCATTTCTCAGGACGACTTATAATCGTGCAAACTTGGTTCGATTCCAAGACGGCGTATTGTAGAGCATATACATACTCTACTGTTTTAAAACATGTTTTAATCGTTTTTTGTAAGGAGATTGCCAATGGCACACGAAATTATTAAGAGAGCGTTTCTCAACAAAACCCCCGCTCGGGAAGACTTCTTTGTTCTTTCCGTCTCGAACATCGTTGATGTTCTGCCCGGACAAGTGATCGAAGCATCACAAGTTCAAGATCTTTTTGACAGTGGTGTTGATGTCACCATCAACCTTCCCATGCCACCCGCTGGTGCGAATCCACCCCCAATGGGCGGTGACAACGCTGCACCAAACTTTAGGGACGTTCAAACTCCCGCTGGTGCAAAGAAGGGCTGCACATCCTGTGGTAAGAAGAAAGAAGAAAAGGCTGAAGCCGTTCTTGAAGAAACTTCTGTCGAGGTTGCAGAAGTCTCAGAGTGATTTCAAAATCACCTTGGAAAAAGGGAGCCTTCGGGCTCCCTTTTTTATTATCCGAACGGATTGGGAACATTCAAAATGTCAAATCTTCCGGGACGAAAAGGTTTGGTAAACAATTGCCACTCTCTTCTTGTTGATCCTCCCTTCCAATTCTTTCCCGATCTAAATTCAGCGAGTCCATCTCTTGGACATCCATACTTATAAAGGTCTTGTCGAACACCATCCGGCCAACCGATGTGATATACACGACCTAATGTTCTATAATACCCTGATGGTGGACAATACCCATCTGGACCTCCACCGGGACCTCCAATCCCTGCAAAATTTTCTGTTGGATTATACAACTCATCGTTTCCGAGTGTTAAACCCCATCTATCAACGTTCGCCGGTGGATTACCAGAAAATACTATATCAATTCTAAAATTGTATTCGTAATAATATCCAGTAAATATCCAGCCAGGCGATGTGCTGATTAAAGGAACGTCAAATCTTCCATTGTTGTAACTTGCTAGACCATATTGATCATTAAGTTGAGTTCTTACATAACCCATATTTTGAGGTCTTTCCTCTGAAAGTTTTATATCTCCTCTTAAAGACCAACCGTTGTCTTTCAAACAGTTCCATTCATAAAATCCGGGAACTACATCATTGTTAATTCTTGCAACTTTTAATGTAACGAGCAGTTGGGGAATACTGGGTGCAGTGTGAGGCGCACTTAAGTATTTTGCTCCAGATTCACTTTGAGATAAGTTTCCACCAACGGGTGATCTATAACCAAGTCCGAAACAACCGGGTCCTAGATTGGGACAACTTTGAAGCGTGTATTCAACTCTTGGAAAATTTTCAAACCCAACGAAGTTTGGACTTCCGGCGCAGGGATCAATGCTCCCTCCTCTTGGAACTCTGTATCTACTCATTGATTTCTCCTATTATGTTCCTTGTCCAAGAACGTTTATTTTTCCACCACTTCCCGGCAACCCTTCTAGGAAGTAATAAAATTCGTTTAAATTTTTAGGCACTGTAAGTAAAACATAATTAGAGTTTGTAAGATTTACACGCTGAACACCAGTATAAATTAAACTACCACCAGCGTTTGATCCATCTGGTGTTTTTGAAAATGATAATCTATGTTGAGTTGGAATTATGACATTATCCGAGTCATTTTCCAAACGAGTTCTTGCCAAATATTGTGGGTAGCCACCTTTTGTTGATCTACCGTGATTTCTGGATGTGTTCGGCATGTAAAAAGTAATGTTTGGAATCTCATCTATTTTATGAGTATGATATTTTGTTGGATCACTTAGTGTTTCATCAATCGAAATACCCTGTGGTGGGGTAACAAACATGGGATAATAAAACCCTGTTGGTAATCCTCTATTGGAGTCTGTTCCATAAACTGCAAACGGACCTCGCTCTAAATTTACATCGTCGGGTAATGACAATAAAAATTTATATGTTTGTCCTCTGACTAAATTCAAAACAGACACCGGATTGCCATTTATAGTTGCTTTATTGTTTTGTAATCTAACACTGAACTCTTCTTGTATCGGTGTCTCTATCGCAACATTAGTTCCAAGTGATGACTCAACTTGTTTTTTTATCAGTTGCTCAGAAACATTTTTGTATTCCTGTGGTGTTTTAAATCTAAAATTTGATACGTCTTGGAGTCTTTGCCTAATGGCTTCTCTTGCACCCTCTGTGGTAATGTCTGTGACTTGAGGATACAAAAGATCATCATATGTGTTAACAACATCAGTTAAGTTTCTCAGAGAGTTATTTGTTTGTTCTCTTTGAATTTCAGTCTCTGGATTTTGTTGATAGAACGGAGGACATGTTTCACACTCAGTTGCATTAAACTTCTCCTCACTCAAATCTTCAATCTTTGCCGCAAAGATAAAATCAAAACCACTTTCAACAGATTCAATTCTGCCTTGTTGCTCTCTGCCGTTTCGGCACTCTACAAGTGAACCTTTTTCAATATACTGGTACGTTGTTGGATTAAACAGAGTTTCTTTTGCATAAAAACACATCGCTCCATCTAACGTTTTTTCCATTGAATTTTGATCTGGCTTAAACAACGTTATAGAAACTATTTCGCCAGTTAAGTCTACTTCTGGAATTTCTCTATCAACCGTAAGTATTTCTTTTCCTTGATAATCAATATCAAATTCTAGAATCTCATATAGTTTATTTTCTTTTATTCCTCCAGTGGCTGCGACGATCTTTAAGAAATCACCTGCAACGGCACCCATTTTTGAAAAGGATTCACTTGAGGTGTAGCCCAACTGATTCGTTACTTTGTAATGTCCTGTTGCTCCAGTGGGGAGCGTTAATCCCATTAAGACATTGCTTTTAAAATAATTGTCTTTGTATAATTTTTGCTTAGAGTCCCACGTTGCACCACTTACATTTGACAAAACAATTTTGTCATCACCGAGAAATTTTGACAGCGTGTAAGTTCCAGAAAAATTAGCAGAGATATTGTTCTCTGGGTTATAATACTCTGCGTTTGATATGTCAAACGTTATGCCAGATTTTTTTAATTTAAGTAGAGTTACAACATCTTGATACTTGTCTTTGTTCGTTTTTGACGAGTAATCAAAAATAAAATCGGTTCCGGAAATAATAACCGATGGATTTGATTCCACATATTCACTGGTGTATAATTCATCTAAACTATCAGTAAATTGTAACGCTAAAAAAGACTGAGTTGATTGATGGTCCAGTTTTTGGCCCATCCTCTTTCGATTGTAACGTCGATTATTATTCATGTTACGATCCTAAGTAGTGAACCGTTTGTGTTCCCCGAACCGACTTACAATAAACCAATCCAACGTTGTTGACGTTTAAGAAACACGACTCACCCGGCTCCAATGGATATCCGTTTCTATCACCTTGTGTTAACGTGTAACTTCCGACTAAGATCGTGTCTGTGTTATCAACACTGGACTTAATCGAAACTCCACTCTTCACTTCAACATTCGTAACAAGTTGAGATGCTGTGGTGTTCACCGATCTACTCCCCGCTGACAAGGAGGATGGTTGCACGGATTCAAGAACCTTAACTTGAACGTTACCAGAGGCAAGATCAGTTCTAATCCCCGGAATGGAGTTGGTGTTGCTCTTGATCGAAGTAAGATTGGAAACGAGTGGCTTAGATGATGATTCAAGTGATGTCGTGATGTTGGTATCATCAATCGTGACGGTTCCGCTTTGCGTTACGGTAAGGGCACCTGTGGTTGTAATCGGAACGGCACCACCGTTTTCACCCTTAATCAAGACTGGTTCTGCACCAGTGAGTCCCTGAATTCTCAGAGCATTATCCACACTGTCATTTGTGACACCATGAGTTGTTTGAACGCTTGCTGTGATTGCGATGCTTGCGTCAACAATAGAAACTTTCAGAGCGTCACCAGAGAATCCAGCGGTTGCTCCGGATGAACTTCGATATAAAATGGCAGGAATATATTGAGAAGCGTCAGAACCAAAGACTTTGATACTGTCAGTCGCAGCGAGGATATTTCTACCACCCGTTGCATTAACCGTACCAGTCACGGTAACGGTGTCTGTTGCGGATGTGAGCCGTCTGCCACCTGTTGCGAGGAGCGGAGCAGCGGTTCCTGTGAAGCCGTCCTGACCACTGATACCATGGACAGGGATACCTGTTTGTTCGTCGATAGCGACAGTTCCTGTCACACCGATTGGATAACCACCAACAATACCTTGAATCGTACCAGTAATTCCAATGTCACCACCTGTGACAGATCCAGCGACTTTCAACCAGTTATTCGTAACACCAGTGGGATCTGTTTCAAAAGCGTTGACTACAACAGCATTCCCTGAGATACCAACATCACCAGAGATACCAACGTTCGTTTGATAACTTTGAATTGTTATGGGTAGGGGGTTGCTACTGCTTACTCTTTTTGATATAGTAGAGTCTCCAAAAGCAAGTTTTTGGATTGGAACGTGTGCCCCGGTGATATTTACACCACTTGAGGCAAAATCTGTTGCCATCTCAGCGGTGTTTCCGCTAATGTCGATGGTTATATTTGATCCGGTGTCTGGCATTTAAAACTCCAATAAATAGAAGGTATTGACTTTTCTCAAAGAAGGGCTATAATCATTCATATGATATTTATCGAAAACGAACAAGAAAAATTCTCAAAGCGTGTGGAAAAGTATGTTCTCCAGAATGGAGGGACTTACTTAGACGCTGTTATATGTATATCTGAAGAAATGAGTCTGTCTCCAGAGGTTGCAGGTAAATTAGTTTCAAAACCAATAAAAGAAAAGTTGCAAATCGAAGCAGCAACGCTAAACTATAACATTAATGTTCCAAAGGGACAAACATCATTATTTTGAAGTGGGGAGTTCCCACAAAGTATCAGGCCGAGGGAGATCCTCGGGAAAGGAAAGTTTATGAGTTTTAAAGACATGAAAAGAAAGTCTGTCGGTAGCATCAGCGAACTGACAAAGAAATTAGAGAGTGCTGAGAAGAAAAATTCTTATCAGGATGATCGCTTCTGGAAACCAACACTTGACAAGGCAAGCAACGGCATGGCTGTTTTTCGGTTCCTTCCAGCACCGGAAAATGAAGATATGCCTTGGGCTAAACTTTACACCCATGCGTTCAAGGTTGGTGGTCGTTGGTATATCGAAAACTCTCGCACCACGATTGGTGAAAAGGATCCAGTTTCAGAGATGAACTCAGAACTCTGGAACAGCGGTCTTGAATCCGACAAGGACATCGCTAGGGATCGTAAGCGTAAGTTGTCTTACATCTCAAACATCCTTGTTCTAAAGGATCCTGGCGCACCTGAGAACGAGGGCAAAGTGTTCCTCTACAAGTATGGTGTGAAAATCTTTAACAAGATTCAGGAAGCAATGCAGCCTGAGTTTGATGACGAAGATCCTATCAACCCATTTGATTACTGGGCTGGTGCGAACTTCAAGTTGAAGGTTCGTAAGGTTGGTGGTTACATCAACTATGACAAGTCTGAGTTTGAGTCACCTTCCGAGTTGCTCGGTGGTGATGATGCCAAACTTGAAGAGTTGTGGAAAACACAGCACTCTCTTCAAGCGTTCGTTGCTCCAGATCAGTTCAAGACTTATGATGAATTGAAGAAGAAGTTGCAAGAGGTTGTCGGTGACGATATCCGTGCGACGGAATCTGACTTCGTGAGTCAAAAGACTGTCGAGGATGTAGTTGTGGAGGAGACGGTATCCTCGGACAGCGGAGAGACAGAGGGTGAGGAAACTGACGCTTTGTCATACTTCCAGAGTCTGGGTAACGAAGACTGATTTCATTTTGGAGATGGATGAAATCAAAAAAGCCCCGCTTCGGCGGGGCTTTTCTTTTATCCTAAGCGAGTTCTCCATATTGGGTGACTCATGTTATCTTTTGATGCAACTTTAAAAGAGGAGTCTCCAGATATTATCTGGGCCGACCCCCCACTCTTTTGAGTTCTGCTCGTGTTTCCAGTTTGAATAGGAATAAATTGAGGTCCCTCGGAAACTGCTTTACCAACTTTCTCATCAACACGAGTCATGGTTTCTTTAATCATTGTCTCGTTATTTTTTTGAGTTGTCATTTTTTCGTTGACTTGCTCTTGAATTTTACTCGTTTCCATCGCTGGCTCTATTGAAAGACCACCACCATCACCCTCATTTTCGATTCCGGCTTTAAGAAGTTCTATTCCAGAAAGTCCTT